AGACGGTTGCTTCGGCTTCTAGAACGAGTAGGACAGGTCGCAAAACTGTGAGGCTCACACCGTCTCAAGTAGCTATCGCTAGAAAATTAGGTGTGCCACTTGAAGAATATGCGAAACAATTAACCACGAAGGAGTAATGCATATGAGTACAGAAAATGAAAAAAGAACTTCTCGTGCGAGTCAAACTAGAGAGAAGACAACTCGAAAAAAAGTTTGGACTCCACCATCATCTTTAGATGCACCACCTGCGCCGACAGGTTTTCGTCATAGATGGGTAAGAGTAGAATCTATGGGTTTCAACGATACTAAAAATATCGCTGGAAGATTAAGATCAGGTTATGAATTAGTCAGAGCCGATCAATACCCAGATTCAGATTATCCGATGATTGAAGATGGTAAGTACGCAGGAGTGATCGGAGTTGGTGGCCTTGTGCTGACAAGGGTACCGGAAGAGATCGCAAAATCTAGATCAGAATACTTTGCACAACAAGGTATGGATCAAGACAAAGCAGTAGAAAACGATCTTATGAAGGAACAGCACCCAAGTATGCCAATCAATGTTGATAGGCAGACTCGTGTAACTTTTGGTGGCTCAAAGAAAAGTTAATTTTTTAACGATAATTTGATCCCATCAGATAAACTAACAATTAACAATTAATAGGAGAAAACTATTATGGCAAACAAAGACGCAGCTTTTGGCTTAAAAGCCATTGGCAAAGTTGGTCAGAATAGAGACAACCAAGGTTTATCTGAATACAGTATCGCAGCATCTGCGAGTGCTATTTACCAAAACGATCCAGTGCAAATGTTAGCAACTGGAACTATTGGTGTAGCAGACGTAAGTGCGATTACTCTTTTAGGTTCACTTAACGGTGTTTTCTACACTGACGCATCTACTGGAAAACCGACATATGCAAACCATTTGGCGGCTTCCAACACAGCTACTGATATCGTAGGATTCGTAGCTGACGATCCGTATGAAAGATTTGAAGTACAATCAGACAATGCTGGTGCATCTACGCAATCCAACATTGGTGAGTGTGCTGATATCGTTTATGCGACAGGCGCCGCTCCTAACTACATTTCTAAAGTGGAGTTAGATGACGGTACATTTGTAACAAGCTCTGCTCAATTAAAAGTGGTAGGCGTTTCAAAAGATCCAGATAACAATACAATTGGATCTGCGAACGTTAACTTCGTTGTAACAATCAACGAACACTTCTTAAAGCAGACTTCAGGAACAGCGTAATAGGAGGATTATAAATTATGGCTATTTCAAGATCACAACTAGTTAAAGAACTAGAGCCAGGTTTGAATGCCCTATTCGGCCTGGAGTATAAACAGTACGAAAACCAACATGAGCAAATCTATACGAAGGAAACTTCTGACAGAGCTTTCGAAGAGGAAGTAATGTTATCAGGATTCGCTCAAGCTCAAGTAAAATCTGAGGGTGCTGGTGTTGCTTTTGACAATGCTCAAGAGACTTTCACTGCAAGATACTCTCACGAGACAGTTGCTTTAGCGTTTTCGATCACTGAAGAAGCTATTGAAGATAACTTGTATGACAGACTTGCGTCTAGATATACAAAAGCATTAGCACGTTCAATGGCACAAACTAAACAAGTTAAAGCTGTTAATCCTTTAATTCAAGGATTACCAACTACTGACGGTTATGATTCAGGTGACGGTGTTTCTTTATTTAACACTGCGCACCCAACAATCGCTGGTACGTTCCAAAACACTTTAACTACTCAAGCAGACTTAAACGAAACTTCTCTTGAACAATCATTAATCGACATTGCTGCGATGACTGATGAGAGAGGTCTTAAGATCGCTGCAAAAGGAATGAAATTAATTATTCCTAGTGAATTACAATTCACTGCAGAGAGATTAATGAAATCTGCTAACAGAGTTGGTACAGCTGATAATGATATCAATGCTATCGTATCAAAAGGAATGATTCCACAAGGTTATGTGGTTAACAATTTCTTAACTGATACTGATGCGTTTTACATCATCACTGAC